CTCAGATTGTCATCGCCTCCCACGAACGCGCTCGTCTCAAAGAAGGAGTAGAGCTCCTCGTCGCTCCGTTCACGTTCGCCGCCATAGGCGACGACGCAGAACAACAAGAAAGCCATGTCCAAGGTATTGAAAACTGACGTGTCGGGACCACCAGAAGCGCGAGCGTTTTGGGTCTCCGATTTGAAACCATTCTTACTCACGGTCTTGCGGTCTGAGAAATTCTTGTGGCGTTCAAGGGCGGCCGAGAGATAACGGGGGTCGAGAAAGTACGTGAGACATTCAGCTTCAAACTGTCTAAACAGCAATGAAATGTGTCCGTCCCAGTACTCAGCATCGCCTTCCGTGACTCGTCCGTTTCGGCAGATCTCGACGACGCGTCTAGCGATCTCGAGAGGTGTCAAGCCGAATGCATACCACTTGCAGTGTTCCTTGAGGGTATCTGCGAGGGCGTACATAACCTTGGACCATTCAAGTTTGTCATGGGGGCCGAAGGGGGTGATGATACGCTGGGCTTTCGAGCCGGTTTCGACTTTGCCGAACGTCTGGAGTCGTCGATCAGGCAGTTCAGCAGTATCCGAGGCTTGGCTCAAGATGTGCTGCTGGGTGGCACTGCTCTGATTGGCGGAGACTTCTTCAAAATCAACAGGGACCACGGTGTGCTCCAGGCGCGGGAAAAGCACTTGGAAGAACCGATGGGCCCAGGCTAGCGTGTTTGGTCTCATCTGGAAACGTTGAACGTTTCGCTGCGGAAGAATGACACGGTGCATAGTACCATGGGTGTCATTGCCTAACGTATCAGCGAATGTTGACGCTGGGGAGACAATGGGTTCCATGAAGGCCTGCATGCGAGGCTTAGCGTCTTCCTGAAACACACCGTTCTGGATCACGTGAAACGTGCCGGGTGCGTTGGGGAAGATGCAATCAGATGCATGGTCTTGGGCCTGGGAGTGGTACGCGAACAAGACTTCAGAAGACATCTCGAGGGTTGCTTTGTCGATGTCGGGGTCAAGGGCCAACATTGCTTTGACAGAGTAACGCACGAAAGTCTTAGTGCGGGAAGCCTGGGATCGCAACACGTCGTCTCGATCGAC